CGTCTGCTTCATGGAGTTTAGCCAATCCGCATCTCTGGGAGTAATTGCGAATGGCTTCCAATCCTGCCCCCCTTCAAGAACAATTGGCGTGGCTGCATTCTCATATCCCCCATAGCTTTCCTTAATGTTTTCTTTGAGTATTTTACGGTTACCAGGAGTTAGCGTTCCCTCTATTATTATCCCGCCGGGGGGCCTCATATCATTCTGGAGCAGCTTCATATTCCAGAATAAGGCCATGTTGAGAATATCGATCCCCCGGGCTGCAACACTCAGGGGGCTTAATCCATAAAAAAAGTCTAGAGGATGAAATGTTTTTAAATGCAAAACCTCTTGAGGATCATAATGCAGTGGTTTTGTAGGATCGGCTTTGTAGATATATTCGCTTATGGGGTTGACGCTATCACCTTTCTCGATATGGACATAATGAGGAAAAAGCCAGTGTAGCTCTTTAGGTGGTTCATCGCCTTCCGGCCCAACGCCCAGAATGTATGAATTCCCTGCAATATGAAAAAATCCTGCCATCCCCTCAATAAATGCTGACTGGCCTTGAAATTCATTCGGCCTTTTAATCAAATCCAAAAGAGCATGATCAAGCAACTTCTCATCTTTCCCATCCCTTGAAAGCGATTTCTTAGATAGCATCCAGGGGATTCCGGCTGCGGCTTTTCCGATCAGCGATACTCCGCGATAGATGGTCATACAATTTTTATATCCGGCTTTCGTCAATGCTGTTATATCCTGAGTTGTCCAGACCGGGTTTCTGCCGAAGAAAGCAGCCATTCCTCTCGGAGGCGGTTCTTTGGCTTTGCGCTTGAAGAGGTCAACCGACTTGCCGGAGGGGAAACTTACTTTTATCGCCATTATGCTCTCCACATGTAGGGCGTGACGCTATGAAAACAATGCGTATAAATCCCATAGCGAATTGCATCCATAGCGTGGTTGTCGAAGTCTACAGGCGCAGGAAGGTATTCACCATTCTTATCCTGCTTTCTGACATACGATCGCTGTTCCTTCGATATATTCTCCGATCCATCAATAATGTGGATTTTTAAACTCTGCAAATAATCAATTCCCGCCTTCACGCTATCCGGCCCCTTCTCACAGGGCTTGACGTTGAATCCCTCGCGGTGAAGCTCCTCAATGGATTTCGGCTCTGCCGCATCCGCATATATATCGGCACTCTCATTGACGCCTCGGTCTCTCATCATCTGGGCCAATGCCTGATTGGTTAGCTCTCTCTTATAAATAACCTCTTCAACCCAGAATTCATCTGCTTTCCGATATATACGGATAAGCGCTGCCGGGTCTACACTATAGCCAAAATCCAGGCCGTAGAATGTCTCGTCTAGGCTTTCGGGCATTGTCTCAACGTCAACGGGCTCGCCCCAGTCATAAATAACGCCCTCAAGCTCACCCCACTTACCGAGAAAGTTAATATCATAGAGATTCTTGTTTATGTGTTTATAGCTTTTGAGTATTTCTATCTCTTTCTCTTTGGCCCAGGGATTGTCATAAACCGTATAGTGGATCTTATGTACCCCATTGCTGCCATTGCCATTACTATTTTCAAAGAATCGCTTATATACCCAGGACGTTTTGCCGATTGGATTGAAGTCGGTAATTATCTGACTGAATGAGCTTTCTCCCCCTCGAATAATCATCCGTAGCATGTCATAGTCCATTACTCTCATCTCGGTAGGCTCATTCATCCAAATGAAATCCACGTCTGTCATGGACCGCGCCTTTTCATAATCGTCTTTATTTTCCATACTGAGAAATACTATCTTCAGCCCTAGTACTTGAGCCACATAATCGCCCTTATTCAGCTTGAATTCGATCTT